TAACTTTTGCTGGTGCATCTAAATCATCTGGATCTTCCCATACAACACAATATTCTGTTCTTACTGGCTCTAGCTTTTCTTTTGCCCAACACAATCTATCCCAAAGATGTGTGCCTTGAAATTCTGGTGTTTTAATTGTCATGCGAGTTCTCCTATAACTGCACTATAAGCAACCACTGCATCTGTAGCAGCATCGGAAGCATTTACATGACAGTTTTTATAAGAACCTGCTGCTGTATCAGTAGAATTTAAACCACCATATACTGAATTTGTAACTCCTATAGTCCAAGCAACACTGTTAATGAAAGTATAATTTGCATCTTCAAAATCATTATTAATAGTTACAGTATAATTACCTGTGCCTGAATCTGTTATAGAAGTTATATTTAAAGATTTTTTTATAGCTATAGTTCCCGTGCCTGTTAATCCAACAAATGCTTTAGGAATACTACTAGCTAGAAAATCTGTATCCACAGACTTAGCTGTACCACTTATCTGTCCACTTGTTGATAATGTATCAAATGCTATTGTTCCGTTTGCCATTATGCCAAGTCTCCAATATATATTGTACAAACTGGTTCACAGTCTCCTTGATTTGAATCTGTTCCTTGAGTATTTATTGTTGCTTGAGCAGTAGTAAAAGGATCATCATGGTCATAAGTTTGAAAAGTTGTATATGATCCAGCATCATGCACACCTAATCCACCAGCAGAATAGTGTACATTTCCCATATTTGTAGTAAAATTAGTTCCATAATCTCCTGTTCCATTGTCTGTTACAGACCCTACATTATGACTATCATTAACTGTTGCTTGGTCGTGATTTACCCATGATTTAACTAACCCTTGTTGCACACTTGTCTGATTACTACCCTCACCTCTAATAGTCAAAGAGTTTGCACTTGCACTCACTACAGGTGTTGAGCCAATAGTTAAAGTTGTTGCAGTAGACTTACCAGTTAATGTATCAACAATAATGGTACTCATGCTAAGTCTCCATGTCCTGACACTAATGCAGAAATGTCAATTAAATTAGTATTATCTCTTACATTAATTGTTAAATTGGATGCTTCTATTCCAGTGAAATTGTTACCAGTAGCACTTGCATCATCAGCAGGATTTCCTGTAAAACAATCAAAAACGTATGTTGCGTTGCCCATATTATTAGAAAAATTTAAAGAGAATATACCTGTACTAGTGTCTGTTATAGAGCCTAAATTAAAACTATCTGCAAGAGAAGAGCCATCTGATACTTTATACCCCCAAAACTTAGCTAATCCTTGTTGCAAGTTAGTAGTAGTTGTTCCACCCTCTGCCACAACAGATATAGATGATGCACTTGATACACCTTTTAGTTTATCAATGGCTATCTCTGATGCACCACCTGTCGTTTGTATAGCATCTACTTTGATTGTACTCATAAAATCACTAGCCTTCCACCATCATTAACAGTGATGGTTTTATTACTTGCTACAGTTAACGGACCTGTAACATTAGCATTTTCTGTCGCAGTTATTGTGATATCATCTGATAGGGTTTGCACATTAGTTCTGAATATACCACTGGCTTTGTATGTGCCACTTATCTCAAGTGGTGGCGTTACTGTGCCTATAGTTCTATGAAGATAATAAACAAAAATATTATTACCAGAATTACTAGATGGTGCAGAAGTAAATGTTAAAGTTGTGCCACTAGATACTGCATAAGCAACTGATGGCTCTTGTATAACGCCATCTACAGATACAAGAATATCTTCATCAGTGCCAACTGCTTCATCTAATGTAAATGCAGTTGTTGATCCGTCACCAGAAAAAACTGATGCTGCTCTTGGTGTAACAAATCTATCAACTGTAGGATTACCGATATAAGGCATATTATGTTATCTCCATGTAACTCATTATAACAGATACTTTATCTGCCACTGAACAAGCCACTTTGATTATATCTCCTTGGTTAAGTATTATTTTATTACCAGCCATTATCTCAACTGTAGAACCAACTGGCAAAGGAATATCTTTTACAATATGTGCCTCTGTATTTTGTGTTTGACTTGTTTGTGTTGTAGTAGATGTAAGTTTTACTGTAGCAGTAACTTGTGCCGTATGCACATTAGCTAATGTCATTCCTATGATAACAACAGTGCTTCCAGATTGTGTTGTGTAAAGTGTTTCATCAGTGTTTGCAGTCGCTGACATCACATCTCTTGTTATAACTTTAAATGTATTCGCCATAATATTATCCTAACGCTATTGCTAAAGCCGTTGCCTCGTCTGATGCCTCTGTTAATGTTATTGCAGATATGTCGCTTCTTGTTTCTGCTGCACTTCTGCCTTCTATACTTGTACCATCAACTCTTAAAAAATCATTGTCTGCTATACCACTTGTTGCAACTAATACGTTACCATTAGATATACCAGTTGATAAAGTTGCTGTTGCTGTAACTGCAGTTCCATTTAATGTTATAGCATCTGCCTCTAACGTGCCATCGAAGTCACCATCTACTGCATCTATGTTACCTTTAAAGATTGTTGCTGTTACTGTGCCACTGCTTGGATTGTAAGTTAGATTACCATCCATTTCTAATCCAACATTACCAGTGCTAGACGTAGCATCTTCAACGAATGTAATTAAGTTTTCTTCATCAGTGCTTTCATTATCTGTAACTAAAACATGAGCAGAGTTGGTTGCATCTGTAACTGTAACACCTGCGATAACTGTATTTAATGCTGTGCCATTTACTGTGACTGCATCAGCTTCTAAAGTGCCATCCACATCTACGTCACCAGATATATCTAAATCTGCCATGACTGCTGTGCCAGTTAAAGTCGGTGCAGTTAAAGTCTTGTTTGTTAATGTTTGTGTATGTGATTCTGATACTAATGTTGAACTGCTACCTGCTGGTAAAGTTAAAGTATTTGTTGCACCCACAGAGTGAGCTTGTGCAGTTAATGTTTGTGCATGAGCATTAGAACTTTCACAATAAAATTTTATCTGTGATGGTGATCCACTGTTTGATTTGAGATCAATCAATCCACCTAATATAGTTAAATCATCACCCACTGACAAATCTGCACCTAATGTTGCATTACCACTTGCATCTAAAAACACTGTCTTTGATGCTGGTAGTGTACAAAAAATAGTTTTTGTTCCTGCACTAAAGTTTACTGCACTATCACTATTTGAACTACTTATAACTGTTGTTCTTGTTATTGTAGTTGAATCACTATTTAATGTGCCTAAACCAACTTCAAACTCTGCTGATCCAGGCAATGTTACTGCATAATATGTTGTATTAGAATTACCAACACCAGTGCCAAAAGTTTCAAATCCAGTAACTGCACCAGCTAATGTTAATGCCCCAGTACCAGTTGTGGTTGTTGTTTCTTTTACTCTATCATTTATTACTAACGCCATTATTTCAATTCTATTGTTAAGTTATTTGCATTAATTCTAAATATATCACCAGTTGCTATTGTTTTACTTGTGTCTAATGCTCCTATAAATAAAACATTTCCACCTGATCCTTCTGTATCTAAACTAGCCGTTGCATGAGTTGCAACAAAAACATGACTTATTGTATTACTTGTTCCAGTAGATGCTGGAAATTCTATATTGGCAGCATTTTTTATTGTTTGTGCTTCTGTAGTATCAGACGTCAATGTCCAGTTTGCTGCTGTCACTTGCTGTCTTGCATAAGCACCAAAAGTAGCCTCTGTGATTGTAGGTTCATCTGTTTCACCTGTTGAATCATTAAAATTAGATACTGCTGTTGCCAATCCAACGTAAATACCATCTCCAGGTGAGCTAAAAGATGCTGCGTTGTTTTTAAAAATAAAACTCAAAAGTCTATTTTCTAAAAAGGTGGTTGCTGCATTTGCTGTTGCCATTTTCTACTCCTATGTTCTTGGTCTCGATGGTAGACCAACTCTATATCCATCTGTATTTTCTCTTGCTTCTCCTAGATCTTTTGCTCTTTCTAAATACTGAGTGTATAAACCATTATAGTTTTGTATAACATCTGCTTCACCTTTCATAAAAGTATATGCCTCTACTAATGAACCATATAATAAAGCGAAAGGAACATTTGTACTTATCCATGTTGTTCCACTGTCAGCTCCTGCCGTAATACTAGCAGGTCTATGATAATAATTTAACTGAAACGCATAATTAGAATTAGGAGTTGGAGCTACAATAAAATTGTCTTCGTCAAATCTTGCATAGTATTTTGGAACACCTGTAGTTGTTGATGCAGGTGTATGTTCTCTAATATAGTTTACATCTTTTTGTAATAAGAAACCCTCACTACCAGAAGCTGTTATTTGAAAAGAAAAGGAGGCTAAATAATCTGCTGGTGTTGTTACAAAAGGGTCTGACGATGTAAAATTACTTGTTACATTTTTTCTAAAAATGTCTAAATCAATACTTTTAAATATTTTTTCTTCTGCTGCTTTTATAAAATTAGGTATGTTATTTACAAAAATTGTTTCTGAATTATCAGTATAATCCTGTAAGGCTGTTGTTAATGTTGCTTTTGTAAAACTCATCTATACTTCCAGTGTAACTGCTCCTGCTGTTGCGTTTTCACCACCACCTCTTTGACTGCCAATAGTAGCAGTTCCACTACTTGCTGTAAATGTATAAGTATTATCATCTACTTTTGTAATACTATATCCTGCACTTTGTGTCAATACTGTTGCTGAAAACCCATCAAATCCTAGTGCTTTTCTGAAACGAACTGTATCGCTTGAGGATCTTCCATGATTAGGTTCTATTACAGTTATTACAGCTGAACCACTTGATCCTGATGTAAATGGGTTTATCCCTAATAAGTTTTCTACACTACCATCACTTCTTGTATCTGGTCTTGCATCTCTTAGAGCTTGTGCATCAATAACTGTTCTATGAGGATCTAGTTGTTCATGTTTTGCTTCATATTCAGAAATATGAACGATTGATCCATTCCATTCTTTTATTCTCTCTTTATATGGGAATCTCATACCACTTCTATCTGATATAAAAAAAGCATATTTTCCACTAGAGTAAGCCATTAGATATATCTCTCATAAGGCAATAGTTTTAAACTTGTTCTATCTCTATCTTCAGTTGCTGCTCTATCAAACTCTTCATCGTATATCGCTTTTAATATTTGTATTCTATCAGGAGCTTTTTTTATCGCTAGATAATAAGCTAATCCTGCAGCAAGACAAGGATAGAATCTAAAAGGAATATCTACTGTATTCGTAGCAGAATCAGCATCTTCTATTCTAGTTAACCTGTCAACAACTAAAGTATATGTTGCATTAGGAGTAGGAAAAACACGAAATTTAGGAGTTATTTGTCTATCTACATAGTATTGTGTAGGTCTTGATTGAGATAATTTACTTGATAAATTTAAATATGTATCACGACCTATTCTATTTACAGTTGTGTCTAACTGATTAGAAGATCCTGCGTTTTCTCTAATAACTGCAGACAATATATCTATCGTATCTGCATCAAGTGTATATTCAGTAGTGCCTTGAGATAGTGTGATAGAGGTTTGAGTAATAGTCCAACGATTTAATCCTCTATTTGCCCAATCTGCAAACATGAGATTTAGAGATCGTTTTGCTGTTCTAAGATCATATCCTGTTCGTATTTCTAAGCCACAACGCTCAAAAGCCTCCTCGATATAATCATCTACAGCAAGTTCGAAATCTGTTGAACCAGAAGTAGCCATTACTTATCTTCCTTATATTCCATATAGCCACCCATCATACGTTTTTCTATTTCTTCATCCATAAAACCACCTTTTGCCATTTCTGTAACATCCATTAGTTTTCCAGGATTCAAAGGTGTTATTAAAGCTGGATCTGGAACCATTCTTCTTGGAGGACCACTAGGATTACCTCCAGATAAACCCCCTCTCATCATACCTTTTACACCTTGTTCTTTTTTTACTCTATTAATAGCACTCATAAGTCCACCACCTTTTTTACCTTTTACATCAATATTTGATAGTTTATCAGATGGATCTTTTAATTTAGCTATAGTTATTTTAGAAACTTTTATGTCTTTTTTTGACTTTTTAGAACTGGGATCTCTTAGCATAGCTAGTTCTGATTGTGGGTTATTTTTATTCATGCTTTTCTCCTTTTCCTTCTTAATGGTTTTACGTTTCTTGGTTTACCTTTACTTGGTTGTCCTAATGCTACCTTTTGTCTTATCCTACTCTTTTTTTCTGCAGATGTCATCTCTTTTGTTGTTTTTGGTGTTTTAGAAGAAATACGTTTACTTGGTCTACAATAAGGAGTTCCTCTCTTTTCTCCTTTTTTCCTACCACATTTTTTGCCAGTTCTAACATCTTTCCAGTCCTCTTTGAACCATCTTTTTAACGCTAACCCTGCTTTTGTTTTTCTTACTGCCATTAGGAACGCTTTGTTTCTTTTCTTCTTTTTGCTAATACGATACCACAACCTCTTGCGATATTTTTATTTTTTGATGGTCTTTTAGCCCCCATATACATTCCTGTACTTGCTTTTCGCACACTAGACTTTTTCTTCTTTTTACCACCTGTGCCGTAATTTGAAGCACCAACTTTTCTACATTTAGCTATCGCTCCTGAAGCATACGCTGAAGGAAAAACTTTATATCTAGCTTTAACTTTATGATAACAAGCGTCTTTTGGCATTATTTACTCCTTTGTTTATGACATCTACATGTCCACTTTTTTCTGCCACAGTCTAAACAATATTTAACTGGACTTCCTTTTACTACTTCTCCTTTTTTTAGAGGCACAATGTGCTCTTTCAGAAAATCCTCTAGGTCTTGAGCAATTGATCTTTCTCTTCCTCTTGGCACTCCACTTCCTTTTTCCAGGGGCTTTAGTCACTTGTTTTGACATTTGACCCCTGCTCATAACCATTAAATTAACTGCTCCAACCCACTAGCAACTATAATTAATGACACTATCATCCATAATCTATTATCGAGTTTATTTAATTTATTATTAATTCCATCGAATCTTGCATTACAAACTTCTTCATGTTTTTCTAACATCTTTAGTAATTCTTTACTTGTCATCTAACACTTCCATCTTCTTCTAGCTGCACAAATTCTTTTCTTAGGAGTTTTTGCACAATTAATATTATGCTTTCTAGCTTGACCAGCAGATCTTGCACAAAAAGACTTTCTTCTTTTTGCTGCCTTACTTCCAGCTTTAACTTTACCTGTTACAGCAGTTTTAAGTTTGCTTCCTGGGTTTTCTCGTCTGTAACGAGCAACACCTGCCTTAGTCATTCCAGCTCCACTTTTTGTGGAGCGAAAATATTTTTTTGTTTTAGGTGGCTGTTTTTTTGCTTTTCTAGCCATTTAACAACCTATGCGTAGAACACCGTTATGTTATCTGCAACATCTACTGTATATTTAAGGACAGCTCCACTATCGAATAAAACACCTTGAGATGGAATTGTCCTATCTACAGTATCATTCGCAGTGCCTATTGTTCTAGACTTAAACAATGTAGTACCACTTTCAGGTGTTCCGTTTATAAATTCAACGTCACCTGCTGTGCCACCAGACACTACTGCAAAACCTTTTACCCTAACTCGGTTAGCACCCTCTACAGCTTGAGCACACAACGTTCCAGATCCAACTTTGATATTTGCTGCATACTGTGCTGAACACTCAACTGCAGTGACAGTTAGAAATAATTTTGTTCCTGCCACTGCTTCTGCTGATCCAGTTGATGTTATAACTTCAGTTAAAGCGTCACCAAAAACATCTGTACCAGTAATAGTACAAGTTTTTGCGTTATCACTTGTGCCTGTAGTAGTAACTATAACATTTCTAGCTGCACCTCCAGCAAATGTTGTATTTGCCATTGTTGCAGACGTATTAGGTCTTGCTGCAGTTACTAATCTATCATCGTCTGAAGCGTTTTCATCACTAATAGTTAAAGCTCGTACATCTGATAAACTCGCCATGTTATTCTCCTAACTAGGCTTCGTAGCCCATTAATTCAATTAACAGCTTACCAGCAGTATAATCTGCATCCGTTGTAGCACCTAATGTTAAATATAAAAACTCATCAGCAGCAGGGACAGCAGTAAAATAAACTTTACTTCCAAGTGTTGCGTCACCAGCATTAACTAATAATGTTTCAGTTAAATCACCAATAGCTCCGTCTTCAACACCTGTGCCCTCTGTAGCAGAATGCACGTTAATATCTGGGTCACCACCTGCAGGTGCTTCAAAACACTCCATACTACCAGTTAAAATTGTTCCATTTTCTGCAGCAGTAATCTGTCCTATGTGACAAACATTAGATGTGCCGTTAACACCAATAATATCACCTGACGCTGTTGATCTTAAACCTGTTAAGTCTATTAAAATTCTTGTTGTAATAATTCCACCAGATCTCATAACAGAACTTCTGTAAATAGTTCCAGTACCACCTGTGATACCAGTTCCTGCTTCTGTTGCTAATTTATTAGCATCAAAAGAAGCGATACCACTTGAATTAATACTTGATTGTGTTGTGATTGCTCCAGTTGTAGTGTTTTTACTTATAGTTGTAAAACCACCTTCTGATCGGACTGGACCCGAAAATGTTGTATTAGCCATGTAACTCTCCTTGTCTTGGCAAATGTCAGTTACACCATGTAACTGTCAAGGTTTGTTTTAGTGTATATTAAAAAAGGGTGACTGACTAGTCACCCTTTAAACTTTTTTTATGCTCCTGGAGAACCAAAAACACATCTTGGGTCAGAGAACCCGAAAGAATATCTTTCTCTCGCTTTAAATCTCATATTTCCAGTGTCAAAATCACCTTCCATTTGAGTTTTAATTGGTGCTCTTTCAAAATGTTTAAATCCGTTTGGTGCATCAGTTTTGATAAAAAACGCATCTGTATCAGTTAAGAAATGGTTAATAACATAACCTTGTGGGATCATTCCCATATTTCTTATAGCATTAATATCATTATCTGCTGTTGCAACTCTTAGTGTTGACTGAGTTAATCTGTCAGCTACGAATTGTAAAGCAGGTGGAATGATTAATTTCATGCCTCTTAATGCGATTTTTAATCCTCTTTCATCCACGAAACCAGAGATTGTAATAAGAGCATCTTCTAAAGATGTCTCGTTTAAATCTGCTGCAGTTGAAGGCTCATTATTAAATGTTCCTCCACTTGTTAATGGATGTGATGCATCACAAAGAGCAACACCGTCGCCACCAGCGAAAGCACCTGCAGTAAAGGCATTATTCAATATTGATGCAGCTTTTACTTGCTTTGTGTGTGCCATTGATCTCGCCAATGCTCTTGTGTATCTTGCTCCAAGACGATCATAAAGATTATCTTCGATTGCTTCTTCAGTAATTGAAAACGCTAATGCAATAGTTTCGTGTGTGTACCTTGCTGTGAAGGATTCGTTTGCAGTATCAAAGTTTACTGCTGATCCCTCAAACTTAGTAGGTGCAGTTCCGAAACCTGACAACATTACCTCTTCTTCGAATGCTCGATCAGAAGTCTCTGTGTCAAAAATTTCTGCATGCTCGTTTTCATATCTAGCGAACTCCATACCAAATAAGGCATTGAGTCCAGGTTCTAGCTCTTTAGCTAATTGTGCTCGTGAAATGGGCATTAGACTCTCCTATACACCAGTAGTTGATACAGTTCCACCAGCAATCGCACCGTTTGGTGAATTGAAGTGGTTGTTTAATCTTACTATTACAGGAATACCTGCAGCAGCAAAATCGCTATTGTTTTCATCTTCTTGCCACCCCATAATACGGAGATTTAAGTTTGCAGTAGTAGCAATAGTGCTTACTCCTAACTTTGCAGAAGATATACCTGTAGTGTTTGATCCACTTGTTGCAGTTGCAAAATTGGCATTTGCAAAAACAGCAGCACGAAGTGTTGCTTCGTCTGTTACTGATGCATCTGTCGCAATTTTATAAAGTTGCATTGGATCGTCATACACATACGCTTTAATAGGAAAATTAGAGTCTGCTCCACTTCCTGTCCATTGATTGGAGAAGACTGGTTTTCCTGTAGTAGAGGATACAAATTCACATCCACCAAAAACGCCAAGTAATCCAACTGTTCCACCTGCAGCTGCACCAACAATGTCGATAAAGCCTGTACTTAATGGTATCACAGGAGACCCTTGATAAATTCTATTTGAATTATCGCTTTTGATTTCGTAAAGAGTATATCCAGAGACGCCTACATTATTGACATTAGAACCAAGTTTTTGTATTGGTTGTAAGCCAAAGGCAAGATTTGTATTAGCCATGAATGACTCCTTAATTAAAAGTTAAAATTAATCCTTAAACTTTCGTTCTTGGACCACCAAAGGTTACTTTACTCCCTCCCTCCTTTGTAATAGGCATAGAGGGATGCTGTTCTTTCAGTAGGTCGTTATCGACTGCAGTCATTTGATCTTCTGTCTGTTGACGGTAATAATCATTTCTTTCATCTACAACTTCCTCTGGCACCTTCGCCAACATAAGTCCTCCCACACCAATAGTTCCTTCGTGCTTTCCATCTTCGATAGTAGGCACAGGAAAATCTGGATGTTCATCAGCTCGAACTGGTTCAAAACCTTCTCTAAGTCTCGCAGAGACATTTTTCTGGTCTTGATACCCTCTAACTTCAGTTCTTATCCACCTGTATTTATAGCCCTCAGGAGGCTGTGGTGCTTCAAGAGACGATGCTGGTTTCCAAGGTCTTTTGCGTTCTTGCTTTGAACGAGATTCAGCAGCACGTGAGGTTCTATTCATATTTTTGTTTTCTTCTGTCATTAAACTGGCTCCTTCACATGTTTTGCGTATTCTTCGAGTGGTACTCCAAGTTTTTTAGCGATAGCCACTTGACTTTTAGTCAAGCGAATAGTATTGCGTCCATTTTTTACATTCCGATTAGCAGGAGCAACCGTCTGGACGTTTTTACGTGTCGTTCCTGCTGCAGAGCCTCTCTTTGACTCTGGTTCTTGGTACTCCCCATCTGCTGTAAAGCGTTGGGGGAATTCTTCTCTAATTCTTCTATCCACTTCTTCGTAATACTCATCAGAGGTAGCATCATAGCCTTCCTCTTCTGTCATTGTACGATGAATATCATAAATTGTCAAGGTCATTGCTTTATTTTTTCCAAACCATTTATTTCTACTAGCCCATTGAAGTGCTTTTTCATCATAATATGGTTGTTGTGGTTGAGCAATTTCTTCTTCAACAGTTTTAGCTTTTGTTTGGGTTTCAACCTCTTTTTCCTGAGAAAACTGTTCTTTTTTCTTTTTTACGTTTTCCTCTTCTACACTTAATTTTGCTATAAGTGCAGAGGCATCTGCCATAGCATCAGTATTGCCTTCTTCGTAAGCTAACTTATATGCTCTTTTAGCCTCAGCTAACTGACTTTCTATTTTACCACCGTATTGAACATTAAGCTCTTGACTAGTTTCATTAAATTTAGAAGTTAATTTTCCATTTTCTTCTTTTACTTGTTTTGCATAGTCAATCGCTGCCTGCTCTCTTCTTTCAGCTTCTCGTAACTTCCAAGTTAACGTATCTATACGCTTTTTTACATCGTCTCGATGTCCTGAAAGTTCTTTATCTTTTTTCTGTTCAGCAGTTTCCTGCTGTTCTTCTTCTTCATCCTCAACTTCTATATCTAAGGTGAGTTGCTCTTGTTCTTGAGGTTTTAATTCTTCTTTTTCTTGAACCTGTGTGTTATCCATTTTTTACTCCTTATACGTTTAAGATATCTCTAGGATCTGTTATTACAGCCAAAACTTCATCGTCATTTAATAATCGAGGTTCTGCACCTTGAATTTTAAATCTTGATCCTGCATATCGACCAAATAAAACCCAATCACCTTTTTTACACCAAGGACCATCAGGAAATTTATTTTCATCTTTATATGCGTCTGGACCTAAACTAACAACGTAACCTGTATTCGTTGCTAAATTAGACCGTTCTATAGTTTCATCTGCGTAAATAATACCATTCTTTTCTTTTGGTATCGTATAAGGAAGGATTAAAATTCGCCAACCTGTAGGTTTTGGTAACCTTTCAAGGGCAGATTTATTATCTTCTTCCTTTGGTAATCCAAACGTAGATGGATCTAAAGGATTAGAAGTTGACTTCTCAGCCAAGCGTTCCTGTTCTATACCTCGTTTTACGTGGTCAGGAACGAAAAGTGTTTTAGACATTGTCAGCATTCTCCATTCTATTTGCTACATTTTTTAAAGTTTCTTCTACGTGGGCAAGAGCAGAAAGTTGCCCCATAACATTTTGATACTGCTCCATAGAAGCAATACCATTCGACATAAGCATTTCGCTTAACTCTGCTCGTCGTTCTGTCACTATCTTTTTTAAAAGATATTGAAAGTCCATTACCTAAGACCTATAAATTTTGTTCCCTTTATTGCTGCACCACCACCTTTTGAGTTTCCAGCAGCACTAGCTTCATCGCCCATATAGTTTTCTAAGTCTTGTCCCATCATAGCAGAACCACCTAGTCCACCTATTTTTTTACCTTTGACTTTTTTTAACATCTTTTTTATATCTTTAGGATCAAGACCTAATTCTCTTTGAATATCTAATTCTAGTATAACTTTATTATCAGGATCAGTTTCATCTTCTAACATTTGTATATACTTTTCTGCTTCTTTACTCATTGCTACCTCCTTATGTTAGCCATTGATACGTTTGCTTTTAATGCTGCAATATCCTCTTCTGATTGGATTTCTCTTTCTTTTATTTGTCCATCTTGTTGTAATTTTGCTGCAGCAAGCTGTTGTTTTGCCCTATCGGCAGATGCTTTTCTTTGTACTTCTGCAGCATCTATTTCAAGTTCTTTTTGTTTTAATTGTACAATAGGATCGAACTGACCTGTTCCTGATATTTGTTGTGCCATTTGACTTATCTCCTGTGTAGCCTGAGCTGTGGCTTGTGCTAACATTGCTTCTTGTTCAGGTGGTAATATTTGACCCTCTGGTGGTAAAGGTTGACCAATAATTTGTTCAACTTGTTGTCTATACTTTAACGCAAGATGTTCTTGCATGTGTGCCATAAGCGTTTGCACTGCCATTTGATTTTTTTGAATATTGGGATCTTGTAAAAACGCTGAGTGGGTAGCCACGTGTGCATCGTGATTTTGTTGTGGAAACGCTTTAAGTGGCTTCGCCATAAGAGCCTCAGCATTTTCACTCGCTGGATCTTTAGGTGCCATTTCAGCTTTAGGGGGTAAAATAGAATCAATATTTTGAACACCCAACGCTGAATACATTCGTCTATATGCTTCTTGTAAGTCATGAATCTGTGGTGCTGCCTGTGCTAATTGAAGTTGAGTTTGAGCCATAGATATTCGTTGACTCATACTAAACATCGCTGGATCACTTACTGGCACGACATCTATACGATCATCGAAATCGTCTTCTTTTATTGTTCTTTTTGCTGCAGGAACATCATAAGGATATTCCATGGGTAATGATTGTTTTATTACTTCAGCTAATATTCTTAATTCTTGTCTTTGAGCAAAATGTAATCTTTTATGTATTGCTGATAATATTTTTGTACCTTGCTCTAATAAAGCAACTGTCGTGCCAACTGGCATCGCTTGATTACTATCTCCTACATTTATATCAGCTACTGAAGCAAATCTTCTTCCACTATCTATTAATACACCTAACATTTGTAATAAAGTTGCCGATGGTTCTTTATAAGGAAGTGGCATAATCGCTTCACGGATCGAAGATCCTGGAGCATCTACATCTCTAAATTCTCCAGGCTGTAATGGTTGATCATCGTCTCGAACTCTTAATCCTCTTGACTTAAATCCTGCTGGTAAATTAGCTAATGTTCCTGCATCGATTAATTGTCTTAATATTGAAGTAGCTGATTTAGTTAGTCCACCAATCATGTGTATTAAACCAAAGCCGTAAAACCCTAATCCTGGAGTAAATTTATAATGAGTAAAATATCTAATTCTTTGTTTTACTTGATCATTTTCTCTATAATTACGTCTTATAGATAAAACGTCCATGTCTTCTGTTAATGTAATAATGTATGGTAAAGCTATTCCAGTCGGCTCTCCATTTTTATCTACGTCTTCATAACCCTCAATATTTAAGTCAACATGCATTTCTAATAAAGTTACTACATCAGACATATTAGCTGATTTTCTAAACCCTGTTATACTTTGTACTTTTTCTTTAGCCTCAGAATCTTCTAAGCCTTCGTCTTCGAATATTTCGATATCTCTATAAAACCCTGATACTTGTAACTTTCTTAAATCGTTATAATTCATAGTTACAATATGCGTGAAACGAGGACATGTTTGTAAATTACTTTCTGTGTAAGATACGACTAAATCATCTGCTGGTACAAACTTACTTACAGGTCGTTTTAAATTTTGATCATAATAAGTCTTTTTAAAAGCAGATCCTGTTAAAGGAAGGTAATATAACATCTGATCTAGTTCTGGATCAAATTCCTCCATTACGTCCAGAACTAAAAAGTTCATAAAGCCTCTTACTCTTTCGGCTTGCTCTTCGACTTCTTTCGACGTTTCACCGACGATCCTCGTTTGGACTGGACCCCCTGGAGGGAGGAGTTCTTTGTACGCTTGGCTTTGGAACTGCGTCGCACTTTCTGCGAGGAGGGGGTGGTAGACCCCTGACGCCCCCCTGAACGGTTCACTTCTTTCATCAGTGCTTGTTCCAAGGAGATCAAGTCCTTCTGTGTAGCTGTCGAGCCACTCTTGCCTCGATTCCGTGTCTTCTTTGTAGGCTTCAATAAGATCGGCAGCCATTTCGCTAAGTTGAGCTTCGTCGATATTTTCTGCCAAATTTTCATAAAAATCATCTGTGTCCCCCATTCCTGATTCTTCTTCATAATTGACTATAGCACCACCATCCTCTAAAAGAACAGTATTATTCGCATCAAACTCCGTTTCAGGTGTTTCTTCTTCTACTTCGATTTCTACTTCATCTTCAGGAGAATCAACAACTTTTAACGGTTTATTCTTTTCTACAGCCATTTTTACCTCAATAGTAAACGTATTGTCTTACACTATGTTCTAACGATTCATCTTCGTAATCTGACGGATGTCTCAAAAAACCTCCCTGACGAAATCGTAACATAGCCTGAGTAGTGGAATCGACCAAATCATCATGATCACCATTAGGGAATTCCGTAAGCTCTTCAACAAGCTCCTCTGCCCACCTTGTTTCTGGCACCCACACGAGTCCTGACTCGAATAAAGGTGCCACTGCATTAGTCCTAGCAATTTTATCCTGCCCTCTGTTTGGCGAATAGTTTTGTACAGGAATACCCATCGCCCTTAATTCTTGTGTTAATGGCATTCCTGATGCTTTGGCTTCGATGATAACCGAATCTGGATCCCATTGTAAATAACTTTCTTGAGCAACTTCTTTTAATTCAGGAAAAGTGTACCTATCTCGGATAGAATCTAACAAAATTATATTCGCTTGTTCAGATTCATTAACTCTAAAAACACCCCAAGTTGTAATAGCACTATAATCTGCCCTTTCTGACTTTAAAAAAGCAGTATCATAGCTTTGAATTATAAAATCTACTAGTGGAGGGTCAGATTTTTCCCAAATATTAATCCATTCTTTCTTAATTATTGCCCCATCGCCCCCTGTTGGCTCTTGCATCCACTGAGCAGACCATTTTGAGTGAGGCAAAGACGCTCGAATACCCTCTAATTCGTCAATTTTCCAAAATTCTTCCCAAACTGGCTTGCCAGACGGCATAATTGCAGGAAATTCTATTAATTCCCACTTATCTGCCTTTAAATCTGACATTTGAGCCTTTAATAATTGACCTGTTAAGTCCTTTTTTGACCATCTAGTCATCACTAAAATGATAACACCTCCTGGTTGGAGCCTCTGTCGAGGTCCAGAAGTGTACCATTCGTATGCCATTTCCATTGCTGTTTCGCTTAATGCATCTTGTTCCGAATGTGGGTCGTCAATTATTAAAATATCAGCACCTCTACCAGTAATCGCACCCCCTACACCAGAAGCAAAATACTCACCACCCTCAGTTGTTTCCCATCGACCTGCTGCTTTTGAGTCAGCACGTAACGAAACATTAGGAAAAACTTCTTTATACTCTCTTGTATCTACTAAATCTCTAACTTTTCTACCAAATCGTACAGCAAGTTCACCTGTATGTGTTGCTTGAATTATTTTTAAATCTGGTCGAATACCCAAGAGCCACGATGGAAGCATATATGACGACATTTCTGACTTCGAATGTCGTGGAGCCATATTAATAATAACTCGTTTTAACTCTCCTCGTGCGATTTTATTAAATTGTTCGCACATTATCCTATGGTGTGCACCTTCGATAAAAGAACTCCACATCGTTCTAACAAAGGTTAAAAAATCTCCTCGACACTCTTCTTGGAGCTTTCTTCGTTTTAATTCATCTGTAAGTAAATTTAATTCTAGTAATTCGTCTCGTTTTAATTCACCTAGATCGGTAGACGAAATATATTTTTCTACATCTTCTAAACTATTAAGTTGCATCAAGCGTCATCGCTTCTAGGGGTAATTCTTCATATTCCGTAAAAGCACCTTCTTCTACTTCATCTAAATTCAATTCAGGCGAAAATAATAATGCTAATGGGTAAGATAAAATTCCTGCACCTTTTGCAACAGCTTTTCCAGCAACTCCTAATCCTTCTAAAATCATACCTCCTGGATTTATTTTAAAAGATTCAGCTATCGCTGTTTTTGCTCTTTCAGGTGCAAATTGAAATATTCCCTCTCGTAACATTCTAAAATATTGTTTATCGTTTATATTTCCTACAGCTCGTTCTAAATCTAAACTATCTACATATCGTAAACCATCTTTTAACATTCTTTCTGCTGCTTGAGGTCCACCAATCCTATTTTCTTTCATACCATACGCATGAAATTTAAATGCATCTTTTGCAGCTTTAGAAAATTCATCAGGAGAAACTAACATCGTTTTAATACGACCTCCTCCATAATTATCAAACTTCATTTTTTTAAAATCGTCTTTTAAAAATTGTTTCCCAAACCCTTTTGCTTTTTCTAAATCAGGTGTAAAAAATTTTCCTCGTGTCGTTTTACCTTCTTGTTTTTGAAATTCCATATCGCCAGAGTACCCAAAACTCCTGTCTGGTAATTTACGAGGCTCACCTCGATAAACACGGATCATGCCTTGTGGGTCTTTTTTAAATAAAGACATTAAACCTTGTTCCATTATTCTTGTTCCCTACGAAAATATACGTCTACATGGGCTTCGCATTTTGGACATGATAAATTAGTTACCATCGAATATTCTTCTTCGTCTTCCAAATCATGGTCACCACCCCAAATTAATTTTGTGCCACAATGGTAACAATCCATTATTTTTCGCCTCTTGCTTTTGCTGCAAGATCAGCTGTTAAATCACTTAATGAAAAATTTTCTATAGCTCCTACTATATTACCAAGTGCACCCTCTCGACTGCCACCAAGCACACTTCCTATATCTTGCATAGCAAGCCCTTTACTAATTACTTGAGCGAGTGGTTGCATAGGATTAGGAACAAGACCTAAAACACTTGTTACCCCTCTAGCAACTTGAGAAGGGTTTAATGAAAAACCCTTTGGTCCTACAGGTCCTCTAGCAGGTCCTGGTCTTGGTGCTTCTTTCATCGAAACACCTCCTGGATTATAGCCTTGAGTTGCTCCTGTTGCTATACCTGTAACATTACCCTGCATATCAACCGATACATTTGGACCCATACCTCCAAAAGGATCTAATCCAAAATCTACTGGATCTGTACCCAGATCGCCTTCTGTGCTTGTCGCTCCTAACCCTGCCGAAACAGATTGCTGATCAGCTAAAGAACTTTCTAATCCCATATCAGTAGCACCTATCGCATCTTCATTAGGATTGTAAAAAGTAGGAATACCGAATAATGAACCAATACCCCCACGATCTCGTAATAATTGAGCTTCTTGAGGATTGATATATGCAAGCATGTGTGGCTGACCACTAATCGTGGTTTGTTTTGGTATAGTATCTGTAGGAATTGCTGCTACGCCACCAACTCGCATTACTGACTCCTTTTTTTCAGATATACACCATTTGTGAAAAAATTAAAACCAAAAAAGATCCTATCGTAAAATTTCTGGTATATCGGCTGACAACCTTGCACTTTAGTGCTAGAAAAAGGGTGGTTCTCGCTGTAAAGGGGGGGTGGGGGCTGTCGTGTCGCTTTTATAATAGGGTGGTGTGCGTAAAAAAAGGGGGGCTAAAAAGCCCCCAAGTTTTAAGGTTTTGCTATTTCCCTAGCCGTAGCCCAAGCAGTACCAAATATTAATAAAAAG